ATTTTCTAGTAAACATGACATCTTATACCAAGAATCTCGTTACTTATGCCGCGCTCTCAACGAGCGCGATGCTCGCAGCTTCAATCACTGCGAATGCCCTGTACCACCGCCGCCGTCGTGCCGCTCTCCAGCATATGGAGAACGCCATTGATGCCGGCGTACTCAACCTCGCTCCTTCATCGGACGTTGCTGAGGCAGGAAGCAATACCGTTGCAATCGAATACGAAAAGCTTTTGACCAATGTTCGGCTTATCCGCGAACCTAAGTATTTCGAGTCTGCCCGCAATACCAAGCCCCATGCACATGAGGCCTACCACCGGAGCAACCTCCAGACCCAGATGGTCAACGCCATCAACAAGTCCGGCCGGGTTCCTTATTCCATTGGTAGAGGTAAACGCGAAGACGCCCTTTTCGGCTGCACCGGGTTCAAGTTTCCCCAGGACTTCACTGCCCATACCGAGACTAATCCCGTCCCCACCAACGCTTGCTTTCTCATGATCGACGTCGATTATTACGTTGACATGAACGAGTTGTTAATGACTCGCAAGCCTGTGCTGATCTACACCTTCGCCCCCAGTTCACCTACTGGTCGTGTCGGTAACACCACATGGTGCATCAAGGACGGTAAGATACACTCCACCGCTGTAGGGTCGCAGACCTTCTCCCATGAACTTTGGGATTATAACGGTGAGTTCCTCAGTCTCAATCTAGTGAATCACACCCTGGTTGTCCGAGTCGACGTCTTTGGCGTTGGACTCGAGCGAAACATTGTGCTGCTAAGCCCCACCGCCCTGATCCCCACCATGCGCCCGCGCATTGAGCCCACTGGTTTCAGTATGCTCGGCGATACCATCATCCACATGACCAATCTGTGGAGAGATGCTCTACGCTGGCTCCGAACCGGTCGCCTCGATGCCCATGTGTTCACGGACTCCCGCCTCAAGCGCCTCACAACCACTGCCCCTTTGGTTTGGATGCGCGATGGCGTTGCCCAGATCGTATGTGCCGACTCGCACCCCACCGTCAAGTTGCCCTCCGACTTGTGGTTTTCACTGCTTGTCCGCCAAGCCATTAGTGCCACCTCACTGCGCATCGGTGAGATTAAGCAATACATTGGCGATTACGACACCGGCCATGAACCGGGCATAGCTGCACCCCTCCTCTCCCGAGCTCTCTGTATCACCCAGGAGCCTGCGTTCACACCGACCGTAAGACAGGCCGGCCCTGATTATGACGCCCCCTCAAAGCCCACTACCCGCATGCTGCGCGACGTGCCCATTGCCGCCGCCGGTGCCTTCATCCACAGTAAGGGTCCTAATGAGGAGCGTGTGTCCATCTTCGCCCGTGTCACTCGCGTTGCCAACAAAGCCGTCGTCCCCCAGAAGTATTATGATTACTTGGACGAGTTCTTGCTATGCTTGCCCGCTGATGAGACCTGCCCGCTTACAACCGAAGAGGTTATCGCGTTGCTCAACACCGCTAACCAAGTGCGCCGTCTAGATCGTCACCAGAACAGCTGGAACGATAAGAACGTCGTTGCTCAGTCCTTCATCAAGGCCAACCCTGAAGCCAAGGTATCCACCCCTCGTAATATCACCACGCTCGCCGACGATAATCAGTGCGAGTATGGTCGCTACACGATCCCCTTGTCCAAGCTCTTGGCCCGATCAACCCATTGGTACGCCTTTTCCCGCACACCGATGGAGACTGTTACGACTCTGCACAACACTGTGACCAACTGGCCCGTCGCTGATAAAATCATCGGCGTCGAGAATGACTATTCCACCTGGGATGGCACCAATGGGTGCTTCCAATCCGTTGTCATCCAACGTGTGTTTGACAAATACTTCCCCAATGATTCCAAGATCACCGAAGAATTTGTCCGCTGCCGCATCGACCCGCCCGCCTTCACTGATTCGGGCATCGCTTACTCTACCGGATTCTCCATGATGTCCGGCAGTAAGGATACCTCACTGCGCAACACCGTCAACAACTGCTTCGTCGCATTCTGCTGCCTCCGTGAGGCTGGTATGCCGCCCGTCACCGCCTACGATAACCTCGGTTTCTATGGCGGAGACGATGGCTTCGATCATCCTGCCATCGCTGATACCATTGTCCCCACTACCACTGAGCTCGGGCTCATCGCTAAACCCATCGTTCGCCGTGTCGGCGACGAGATCACGTTTCTCGGTCGCGTCTTCCCAGACATCAAGACCTGTTATGATTCATTCTCTGACCCACGCCGACACCTGCCCAAGCTGCACATCACCCACATCAACGACCCTACCGTTTCCACCGGCACGATCCTGCACAACAAAGCTAGTGGCTTCTTAGCCACGGATCCCACCACGCCGCTGCTCACGGACTGGGCATGTTATGTCACGAGGCATTACTCCCGCACAGGCACCACCTTACCGCACACCTATTGGGCAACCAAGTGTGTTGAGGCCGGCCCGTTTCCCTCTCTCGACCCCGTCAAGGCACTCGACTACGTGTCTTCTCTACTCGGTGTCTCTGTCGATGAGCTGAAACGCATGCGCGAGCAAATGCAGACTGAAGGAAGGTGCACTGATGAACATGGAAAGCTGTTTGACTTCGGTGGCCCGATGAAGAACGTTGGCGATGTATTCGTCAATGAAATGTTCGTTCCCGGAACAGCCGCTGATAATGCTGCCATAGCTAGCGACCCGCCCAACCGCCAGACCAAACAGAGGAGGGCGACTTTCGACAAAGACCTTACCATGAGCCGGTACAACACCACCGACACCAGCTCCCTCGCCGAAAAAGACGAGGTGCCTGAGGTGTTAGAAGGAGTTAAGTGCGGCACCCATGAATATCCAACTTTCATGGCTGCCTACGACCCCACACCACCTGAGCCCGTGACTGGCCCTGCTAAGCCCGCGCCCGCTGCCAAAACCGCAGCCCAAGCCGCGCCCGCTGCCCCCGCAGCCAAACCCAAGCCCGTCACTCAGGTCCCCGGTCCCGCACCCAAACCTCTAACCGCATCTGTTGCCAAAACCCCCACCGTTGCCAAGGCCGTGATCCACGCACAGCCTAAGATTGCCAATGTCCCTGCAAGCGCCGCCTACAAGGTTGCTCGCCGTAATCGAACCAGGGCCCGATCGATTACACACAAACACACACAATCTCCCCCCGCAACCAACTCCGCTCCTAATGCAACAGTTCCCACGCCCTCAAGCCGCAAGGCCGCGCCAAAGACAGCGACGCCCACAAGCGTCAAGTCTGCGCCGCGCTAACTTGAACAACAACAACTCGACCCGCCGCCCCACTAACGTGAGGGGCGCCGGGGCTCCCCGTGGTTCGCCACCTGGAAAGAAACAAGTCCAGATCTCAGCCCACTGCTCCGACTACTGTCACGCTCTTTGCAACCCATTCGACGCCAAGCCCGCCGGTTTACCTACCTTCCCATCGTTGCCAACCTTGAAACAAAAGGTTTATGCTCGAGGAACAGCGTATACTGGCACCCAGGGTGTTGGCTTCATCGGTTGCCGCCCTGAAGCTGCCGCCACCAACGATGTCACAAACGTTTGGTATACCACTGCCCTCTATGCTGGTACAACCATCGACCCCGTTGCTGCCGGCGTTTCCAGCGCCAACAGTAATGCCATGTTCACCTCCGCCGAGATTTCAGATGATCTCACCACCTACCGAATTGTCGGAAGTGGCCTCCGTGTCAGATACGGAGGCACCGAACTCAATCGAGGTGGTTTCAAAGTGTGCCTCGTCGACCCTACCCATCGTGCCTTAACCGGCCGAGACGAGGCCAGCCTCAATTCTGAACTCCAAGCCAAGCGTGTCCCCATCACTCGCACGTGGACTACCCTCGTCTACCGCCCAGTAACAACGAACGACCTCAACTTCCGTAACGCAGCTCCGAGCGCCGATATCCCATATATCGGCGTGATGATGATCTCACCCGACAATGCCATCAACGAGCTGTTTGAATGGGAGTCCTTCACTATCGTTGAGTATCAAGGTGCCAACGCCCGCGGACAAACACACACCGATCCCGACCCTATCGGTTACGCTGCTGTATCCGCCGTTGCCAACAAAACAAACTCCGTCTTCACTCAAAGCGCATCCAAATCTGCTGCTGAGATGCACGAAGCTGTCGGCCACTACATTGCCCACGGTATCTCCGGCGTTAACGACGTCGTAGCAGGTGCCAGTCAAGCAATCTCCACCGCCAGTTCTGTCGCCTCAACCGCCTCCCGCGCATGGTCCATATTTGAAGACGCCTTTTCGATAGCTGCCCCGTTACTTGCTTTTATCTAACTTTCCACTAACCACGTTAAACCCCGTCACCCCGTCACCCATTAGTGCCGCTGCGTGTCGCCACACACACCCCACACCGAACCCCCTCACGAAAATATACGCCTTCGTGAGCGTTCAACACACAAACAAAAAAAAAACGATTGAAAAG